AGCCCACGCCCCCGTGATCGTCGCGGGTATGGTGTACTGTGACTGCCCGTGCGGAGAAGGTCTTCCGTCGTACCGCTCATAGCCCTCTATGCGGCGGTACCCTCCTGTGCTGCTCGCCTCAAAGTTCTGCGCGTACAGCGCGCGGCCGGGTGGCACCGTGAGGGTGGGGCTCATCTGGTCGAAGCCCCCCTTCATGGCGAAGTAGTCCACCTTGACGGGTGAATTCACATTGATGTCACCCTGTGCCATCAGATCAAAGGCTCCACAGGTAGAATGTCCGGGAGCTGGTCCTGCTCCAAGTTGCGCATCAGGCGGTTGTACTCTTGAGTCGCGAACTGGTAGACCTCGTTGGCCGCCTCAAACATGGCGTACTTACGCATAGCGCCGTACCAAAGCAGATCGTGGAACCGCGCCGGGATAGCCGGTGTATCCGCGTCAGCGGACAGCGTGGTGGTGCCGGTGTAGTAGTCGCCCTTGACCGTATATACCTGATTCGGTGTAGGGTAAAAGATCAATGACTTGTCGGGCTTGATAGAGAAGTACGCGGGTCTGCCAGTAGGAATCGTCCCCAGCATGTATATGTTGTAGAAGTCCTCGTAGGGGATATATGTCAGCGGCGACTCGTCGGTCGTCGAGGTCTTATACAGCTTGATGCTGTCAGTAAACCACGACGCAAAGCTGGTGATGTCCAGCGCGGTGGGGGTATAGGTATTCGTGCCGGATGTCAGCGCCTTGCTGAAGCTCGCGCGCATCCATTGCCATGTCTCTTCACGGGTCTGGATGTCTTGCCAAGCGGTATTAACCCAATCGACGATCCGCTTCAGATCGCCGGTTTGGCTAACGACAGATGAAGGGCCGGAGCCAGCAATACCGCACTCTTGGCGCGCCCGCTGACAGAGTTGAAGGTATGTGGCCATCCGGCACTCCTTTTACGACATTACTTGTTTAAGCCATGCTGCGCCGCGAGGATTGATGTCCCGGACAACACTGAAAGGATATTTCAAAGCCGTGTGTTTTACAATGGCGGTAGTCTTGTCGCCATTGTAGTCCATCACTTCCTTGGTCTTGATGCCTGTATTCTTGGCCCGGGCCAAAACTTCAACATATTTGCGGCGAACGGTCTGAACTTGACCACGAATAAATCGTTGTGCGACGCCATTTACCCAAGTCTCTACGACCGGCTCTGCGTTGGGGTCGGCGGATTCATGAACGAGGACATCTAATTTCTCTTCCAAGAAGGCCAACTGTGCGGCTTTCTCAGTGAAGTTATACTCAGAAACAGGCTCAATCTCTTGAACCAGATCAGACTGAACTTTCTTGCGGCTCACACTGCCCTTCGTTGGCAGTACGGTCGTGGCTTCGGTAGTGCCAGCCAGTTCTTCAGCGTCAATCATTGTATTGCTCCTTTAGCTAAAAAAATGCCCCCCGGCTTTCACCGGAGGGCGTACTCAATTACGGGGTTGCCGTAAAGTAGCAGGTCTTGCTGGCGATAATCAACGCAAGGGTTGCGTTCTGCGCGACCTTGAAGCCACGGGTAGTCAGGGTGATACCCTTATTACCCCCGGTAATTTCCAGCGTGCGGGTACCGGCAGCGGCGGTCTTGATGCAAGACTCGTCGGCCATACCCTTGTAATGCACACCGTTGGTACGATCGGTGGCGTTTTCCCAGACAACAACACGCGGCTGGAAGCCGACATCGATCTCGACATAATCCGCAGCGGTGATAGTAGTTGCATCGAATGCAACAGAACCCTGAACCATGCCGTCGTTGCCTGCGTACTTGGTGAGGGTGTAGGTAGTATTTTCAGCCATGATGCTTTCCTTTCAGAAGAAGTTAAGCGGCCAGCGACTGAGTCGCGACCGGTGTGACCGCAGCGACCGTCGCAAGGCTGGTAGCCGCTGCGGTGATGATTGCGTTGGTCGTGGTTTTCAAAGCAGCGAGGTCAGTCTGCGCGGCTTCCAGAAGAAGCCGAAGCTCCTCTGCGTCCGGGCCGATTGACAACGCGCCTGTGCGTTGCTTGATAGATTGCGACATTTTAGTCTCCTTTCATAAAGGGGCTACCGAAGTAGCCCCTTGTTCAATTAGGCCAAGGAAGGGGTACCGGCATAAGCCAGCGCCATCCAACCGTTGTTCAGGACGGAAGCGGCCATGTAGGTCTTAGCGCCGATGTAACCGCGCTGACCCAACGGATCGTTCTTGTCCTTCTGGCCCGGGGGCAGGTAGGTGACATCAATCGAGTCCATGCCGCGCAGAGCAACTTGGCCCCAAGCGTCCTCAGCCACGACGATGCAAGGATAGACATCAACATAGCCAGAAGATGCGGAGTCTAGCAGGCCGGTGGTGCCCACAGCTGCGGTCACGCCATTAGCACCCAGCGTGGGGGCCAGTTCAGGCGAAGTGATGAAACGGAAGCGCTCGACAGAGCCAACTTCCATCTCATGCACCGGCTTACGGGAGCCATACTCGGAGACATGCTTGAAGCCCGGCAGATCGCGGATAGCCGGTTCCATGTCGGTGCTCACGAAGACCAAGAAGCCAGCTTCAACCGGGGCGGTTGCAAAGTTCGGGCTTGCGGCCAGAATGCTGGTGATTTGCTTGGCGTGATTGCCCAACAGGTTGCGGGCGATCTTACGCAGGAAGTTCAGAGTCAGGGTCTCATCGGTGGTGGCCACAGAAGTACCACCGGCATAGAAGGCGTTGGTACATGCCTTCAGTGCGCCGTAGCGAACCATCTCGCGAACCAGACCGATACGCTCGCCGGTTTGCTTCTTCATCTCCGAGGGGACATCATCCTCGTACAGGTCAACAGTCTTGTCAGTTACAGCATACAGAACGCTGTACTGATTCAGGGTGACCGTGATGTCGGTAGCAGACAGGGTGTCGGCAGACGGAGTCACACCTTCCTGAGTGATGTGGTCAGTAGCGAAGGTGCCCACATTGGAACCCGTGATCCACTTGTTATCNGTGCCGCCATACGGCAGATAACGACGGAAGACGACGGTGTCCGACTGGTTCTTCGGCATCTGCTTCTGTGANACCNGTGATGCCCAGAACTTCTACGGGCATAGCGTGAGCGAGAATCTCGCCCTTGAGTTTTCCAATCCGCGCGGTGACGGTGGAGTAATTTTGAATAGCCATGATAGCTTCCTTTCAGAGTTAAATTAAATGCGTTGGCCTCGTACCGCATTGAAGCCTGCCATAAAGGCATCGACTTCGCCTGCGGTATCGCTTGTTGCTGCAATGCCGTTCGGTTGAACGGCTCTCTCAAGGCGATTTCGTTTGGCCGCCGTTCGGTCCTGCTGCTTGCCTTGCCACGACTTGTACGCAGTAAGCGCCGAGCTAATAACGCCGGAGTCCCAGCTGTTATCAAGCATCGTCCGCTCGCGCGGGTCCAGATTTGCTTTCCACAAGGTGAAGTCCGCGCTTGCTGCAACATCCTTCCAGTCCGGGTGGTCCCGGGCCAGCAGCAGTTGTTGCACTTGCCGCATCGTTCCGTCTTGTGCCCTGCGCTCAACTTCCGCTGTGCGCCGGGCGAGGATCTCTTCAATCTGTTGTGGGTCAAAGCCCGCTGCCGTTGCCGGTGCGCCGCCTACTTCAATCGCCTCATTCAGATCCTGTGTGAGAAGCTCCGCCAGTTCGGGGTATTCACCGCTCAAGCGTTTCAAACTGGTTAGGTTCAAACGCGAAGCGGGTGCCGACTTGGCTTCCTGCATCTGCTGTAGCCGCTGTTTCATCTCACCGATCGTGCCATACTGGCGGTCGCGGTGCTGAACCAACTGCTGCATCTCAGCTTTCATAGCGTCCATCTCGTCTATCTTTGCCAGCCGTTGGCGAATCGCCGACGGGGTCAGCCCAAATTCAGGGATGATCTCCTCAACTTCGGGCTCAGGTTCAGATGCAGACTCAACAGACTGCGGCTCGGGTTGTGCTTCAACTTCAACGGGCGGCATTTCATGTCCACTCGCTTCGGCGAAGCCCGCTTCGAAACCAGCGGCTTCTTGCTGTTGCAGTTCTTCACTACTCAGGTCTTCCATTTACATCTCCAATTTAGCAAAGGCCAACGCAAGTTAGTCCTCACTCGTTACACCGGCGTCGGAATCCGACTCCAGCAAAATCTTCATTTCCTTTATCTGACCCCGGAGAGCGGAGGTCTGATCCGCGCTTAAGGATACAGAATCATTTCGAGAACGCAAGATAGTCAGCCTACCCTCGGCGTATTCTTTGATCTTCAGCCACAG